GAGATTGAAGCTGCTGAGAAGAGTATGTCAGCCTTCTCCTTCCGACAGGAGTTCATGGCAAGTTTTGAGGCTCATGGTAGTGAACTCTTTAAAGAAGAGGATGTTAAGTTTTGTGAGGAAGAGCCTGCTGACGGTGATTATTATATCGCTGTCGATTTGGCAGGATTTGCAGACGTACAGAAAGTCACAACCAAAACAAAGAGGCTTGACCAAACAAGCATTGCGGTTGTTAAATGTGGTACTACTGGTTGGTGGGTTAGCAATATCATCCACGGGCGGTGGGGCGTTGAAGAGACAGCTAGACGTATCTTCCAAGCGGTACGAGATTATCAACCTGTTGCCGTCGGCATTGAGAAAGGAGCGTTAAAGAACGCTGTGTACCCTTACCTCAACGATGAGATGAAGAAGAACCAACGATTCTTCCGCATAGAAGAACTCACCCATGGTAACAAGAAGAAGACAGATAGAATTGTGTGGGCGTTACAAGGACGCTTTGAACACGGTAACATTACACTAAACAAGGGTAAGTGGAATACTCAGTTCCTAGACGAGTTGTTTCAGTTCCCTAATCCACTAGTCCATGATGACTTGATAGACTCACTAGCATACATAGATCAGTTAGCCAAGGTTAGCTATGCTTATGACTACGAGGAAGAGGACTACGAATTTTTAGATAAATACGCAGGGTATTAACTATGGAACTAGAAGGCGCAGATAACTTTACTCTGGAGCAAGACCTAGAAGGTTGGGTCATGGAGAAGTGTGACGGTTGGCGTGACCACTACGAAGCTAACTACTCACAACGATTTGATGAATACTACCGCCTATGGCGTGGTCAGTGGTCAGCACAGGATCAGACCCGTCAGTCAGAGCGATCTAAGATTATATCCCCTGCACTACAGCAAGCAGTAGAGTCCTCTGTAGCGGAACTAGAGGAAGCTACCTTTGGCCGTGGCAAGTGGTTTGACATTAAAGATGATGTCAGAGATCAGAACCCTGCCGACATTGCGGCTTTACGTAACTACCTAGAGGAAGACTTTGCTAAGAACAAGGTGCGGAAAAGTGTTGCAGAGTGCCTAATTAATGCGGCAGTTTTTGGTACAGGTATTGCGGAAGTTGTATTAGAAGAAGAAAAAGAGATGGCTCCCGCTACACAGCCTGTCATGGGCGGTGAGCTACAGGCGGTAGGTGTTAGCATTAAAGACCGTACTTGTGTTAAGCTACGCCCTGTCATGCCACAGAACTTCCTGATTGACCCAGTAGCCACTGACATCAACTCTGCACTGGGCTGTGCTGTAGATGAGTTTGTATCTAGCCACTTGGTTGAACAGCTACAGGAAAGCGGTGTATACCGTGATGAGCATCTGTCAATAGCCTCTAGCGACTTTAACCTAGAGCCTGACCAAGACCTCACTACCTTCTCTGAGGACAAGGTTAGACTGACCAAGTACTACGGTTTAGTCCCTACCCACCTCCTTAAAGAAGCTATGCAAGACCCTGAAGCAGTAGATGAAGAGGTTGTAGAGTTTAGCGAGGAAGAGGAAGATAGCTACTACACTGAGGCAATGGTTGTTATTGCTAACGGTGGTATCCTACTCAAGGCTGAGAAAAACCCTTACATGATGCAGGATCGTCCTGTTGTCGCATTCCCTTGGGATGTCGTTCCTAGCCGCTTCTGGGGCAGAGGAGTATGTGAGAAAGGCTATAACAGCCAGAAGGCGTTAGACGCAGAACTACGCGCTAGAATTGATGCTCTTGCCCTAACCATCCACCCAATGATGGCTATGGACGCATCACGTATGCCTAGAGGTGCAAAGCCTAGCATACAGCCAGGGAAAACTATTCTAACTAACGGAGATCCTTCTCAGGTTCTAAAACCATTTAACTTTGGTAACGTAAGCCAGATTACCTTTGCACAGGCACAGTCTCTACAGACTATGGTGCAGACTGCCACAGGTGCTATTGACTCAGCAGGTATTGCAGGGTCTATCAACGGTGAAGCTACAGCGGCAGGTGTCTCTATGTCGCTAGGTGCTATCATCAAGCGTCACAAGCGTACATTGATTAACTTCCAAGACTCCTTCCTGATTCCGTTTGTACAGAAGGCGGCATGGCGTTACATGCAGTTTGAGCCTGAGCTATACCCAGTAGCTGACTACAAGTTTAACACCTCTAGCTCACTAGGCATCATTGCCCGTGAGTATGAAGTAACACAGCTTGTGCAGTTGCTACAAACCATGTCACCAGATACACCTATGTATCCTAAGTTGGTCATGTCCATCATTGATAACATGAACCTGTCTAACCGTGAAGAACTAATTGCTACACTTGAGCAAGCCAATCAGCCTAACCCAGAAGCACAGCAAATGGCACAGGCGGCACAGCAAGCTCAGATTGCATTTCAACAGTCACAGACTAATGCACTCAACGGACAGGCGCAAGAGTCACAAGCTAGAGCGCAGAAGTTGGCTGTCGAAGCACAGGCTATACCACAGGAGCTTGAGATTGACCGTATCAAAGCGGCCACCACTAACCTCAAAGCAGGTGACGCAGATGACAAAGAGTTTGAGAAGCGTCTAAAGATTTCAGAGCAGTTACTGAAAGAAAGAGAAGTAGCAGTAAAGGAGGGTAATGTTGCTAATCAGGCAACTCCTCAACCAACACAAGGACTACAGTAATGGTAAGCACAAGAGATTTAGAGAATGTAGTAGCTCAAGTAAATGTAAAGTTTGAGGAACTGTTTAATAAGATTGTACAGCTTGAGAAACAAATAGCTGAGAATACAGGAGCAAAGAATGCCAGTAAAAAAAGATCCAAGACTAGCTAGAGCAGGTGTAAGTGGTTATAACAAACCAAAGCGTACCCCTAACCATCCAAAGAAAAGCCATGTTGTTGTGGCAAAGGAAGGTGACAAAATCAAGACGATTAGGTTTGGAGAACAGGGGGCAAGCACAGCAGGTAAACCCAAGGCGGGTGAATCTGCTCGTATGAAGGCAAAGCGTAAGTCCTTCAAAGCTCGACACGGTAAGAACATAGCTAAAGGTAAGATGTCTGCGGCATACTGGGCAGATAAAACTAAGTGGTAATCACAGGAGGCTATTATGCCAAAAGGTACAGGTACATACGGCAGTAAAGTAGGCAGACCACCAAAGAAGAAAAAGAAGGTTGTTAAAAAGTGAAGGGTCAGACCCACGGCGGCAAAGGTAGCTCCCAGAGAAAAACAGACCATAAGAAGTTTGCTAGTAACTGGGACGCTATATACAACAAAACTGCACAGAAGTCAAGTAAAAATAAGAAATAATGCTTGACTTTCTTATGCTTTTATGTTATAATAACAGGGTACACTAACATTAACTCAGCTGTCCTAATAGGAGAAACAGTATGATAGACCCTAAGCTAGAACTATATTACCGCAACATGAGAGATATGTTTCGTTCAGAAGGTTGGAAACAACTGCTAGAAGACCTGAACTCTAATGCGGTAATGATTAACTCAGTAGAATTAACTAAAGATGTGGAAGACCTACACTTCCGTAAAGGCCAACTTTCAATCATAGCTAATCTACTTAATCTTGAAGCACAGCTTGACACGGCTGAACAGCAACAGATAGAAGACGCGCAAGAAGAAGCTACAGAGTAATGCGTATCTTGGTTGACTTTAAGTGTGATGACGGTCACATCAACGAAAGACTAGTTGATTCTGAATGTACACACATACCGTGTTTAGACTGTGACAAGATAGCACAAAGAATTGTAAGTCCTGTGCGTTCCAAGTTAGACCCTCTGTCTGGTGATTTTTTAGGTGCAACTAGACAGTGGGAAAGGAATAGAGCGCAGAAGCTACAACAAGAGCGTAAGGCCAACTCCTAACCGAATCCTTACATAATACACCTCCATAATGAGAAATCACGGAGTTTAATAATGGCAACACTAATAGACGAGCGTCCAGTAGAAGAAGAACTAGACAACAACGAAGAAGTAGTAGATCAAGTAACTGAGGAACCTCAAGTAGAGGCAACTCCTCAAGAAGAAGAAATCCCTGACAAGTACAAAGGAAAGTCAACCGCTGAGATTGTACGGATGCACCAGGAGGCTGAGAAGTTATTAGGCCGACAGAGCAGCGAAGTAGGGGAACTACGGAAAGTTGTTGATGACTACATACAGACACAACTCGACACGACAACACAAGCACCACAAGAAGCTGAAGAAGATATAGACTTTTTCTCTGATCCCGACAAGGCTGTCGAAAGAGCGATTAAGAATCATCCTTCAATCAAAGCTGCTGAAGCACAAACACAGCAGTACAAGCAACAGACAGCGCAGACTCAATTGCTACAACGTCATCCTGACATGCAAGAGATTCTGCAAGATGGTAAGTTTGTTGATTGGATTAAAGGATCAAAGATTCGTACTCAACTCTTTGCACAAGCGGATACGCAGTATGACTATGAAGCCGCTGATGAGCTTTTCAGTTTATGGAAGGAACGTCAACAAGCTGTTGGTCAGACTGTAGCACAGGAGAAAGCGAGCAGGAAGCAAGCTGTTAAGACTGCCTCAACAGGCGGTGCAAAGGGAAGTGGTGAGACAGCAACTCGCAAGGTCTATAGACGCTCAGACATTATTAAACTAATGCAGGATGATCCTGATAGGTATTTGTCTTTGTCTGATGAAATCATGCAAGCATATGCTGAAGGGAGAGTCCGAAACTAATTTCATTATAGGACTTTTATTATGACTGATTCAACTTATCCCGCAATGGGCGGTGCAGTAGACAACACATCTGCTGCTAAATTTATTCCAGAAATCTGGAGTGACGAAGTAATTGCTGCATACAAGAGCAATCTTGTTCTAGCTAACCTCGTTAAAAAAATGAGCATGACTGGTAAGAAAGGCGACACCATCCATGTTCCTAAGCCAACTCGCGGTGCGGCTCACGCCAAAGCCGAAGGTGTTGCAGTTACTATTCAGAACGCTGTTGAGTCTGAAGTACTGATCAACATCAACAAGCACTTTGAGTTCTCACGTTTGATTGAAGACATCACTGAAGTACAGGCTCTCGCTTCTTTGCGTCAGTTCTACACTGGTGACGCAGGTTACGGCCTAGCCAAGCAAGTAGACGATGATCTGTTTACTCTTGGTAAGTCTTTCGGTAACGGTGACGGTTCTTCTTGGGTACACAACGCTGCATTCCAGATCACTTCTGGTGGCGCTTTGGAAGCCTACGATGCTGACGGCACTGCTGACGTTAACGCTTTCACTGACGCAGCTTTCCGCGCATTGATTCAGAAGATGGATGACGCAGACGTTCCTATGGACGGACGTAGCTTCATCGTTCCTCCTTCACTGCGTAACGCTATCATGGGTATTGATCGCTACACTTCTACTGACTTTGTTAACGGCAAAGGCGTAGAGACTGGCAAGATTGGTAACCTCTATGGCGTTGATGTATTCGTTTCTACTAACGTACCTACTATTGAATCTGGTGTACGTGGCGCTCAGTTGATCCACAAGGACACTAATGTTCTTGCAGAGCAGCAAGGCGTTCGTTCTCAGACTCAGTACAAGCAAGAGTTCTTGGGTACTCTCTACACTGCTGATACGCTTTACGGTTGTCAAGTAATGCGTCCTGAAGCAGGATTCGTATTGGCTGTTCAGTAAGCTAATACAACTAAGGGGATTCTACGGAGTCCCCTTTCCCTTTTCCCTTTGTTTGTTTTCGTAGGAGTTATTAATGGCTATATTTAGAGGTGACGGTGGTGCGGGTGATTCCAATACGGATGCCACGCTATTAGCTGTTACACAACAAGCTGTCATAGCTACTACGAAAGCAAGCGATGCAGCGGCAAGTGCTGTTGAAGCGGCTAACTCTGCAACCACAGCATCTACCAAGGCAACTCAGGCGGCTACATCTGCAACTGATGCGGCCAACAGTGCTTCAGGTGTTGCAGGGTATGCCACTGCCGCAAGTAACTCAGCGACTGCCGCAGCTACTTCAGAGACTAATGCGGCCAATAGTGCCACAGCCTCTGCTACAAGTGCTACAGCAGCCAGTGCCTCTCAGACAGCCGCTAGTACCTCTGAGAGCAACGCAAGCACTTCCGCTACCACTGCTACTACTAAAGCCGCAGAAGCCGCTACAAGCGCAACCAGTGCGTCTAACAGCGCATCTACGGCTACGACTAAGGCATCAGAGGCATCTACTAGCGCATCTAACGCTTCCACCTCTGAGAGCAATGCGGCTACGTCAGCATCTAATGCGGCAACATCAGCTACGAATGCTAGTGACTCCGCTACAGCATCAGCAGGTTCAGCAAGTGGTGCTAGTACTTCCGCTACTAATGCAAGCAACAGTGCTACAGCGGCTAGTACATCAGAAACTAATGCCGCTAGTTCAGCCACAGCAGCATCTACGTCAGCGACTAACTCTGCTAACAGTGCTACTGCATCAGCGACTAGTGCGGCAACATCGACAACTAAGGCAAGTGAAGCAAGCACCAGTGCCACAGCAGCCGCCTCTAGCGCATCTACAGCGTCTACACAGGCAAGCAATGCAGCCACTAGTGCTACAGCGGCATCCACTGCTCAGGCCAATGCAGA